GCCGTATAAGGAAAGTCTATATACGGTGACTCACCGAGGATCTAGACCCATGGGCCCAGATCCTCCCACTGTCTGACGTTACTCACGACAAGCTGAAATTCTAGGTTTCCAAGAGCGACGGAGTTACCTCGCTCGATGGAAGAGCCTAGATCTTTCAATTTGCCGTTCGTTTCGAATAACGTCGGCCCTCTCAATTCGTCCTCGCGGACGAATTCGAGGCGTGATGTCCCATCTAAATTAGTAGAAGATGAGACAAACCACAGCTTGGATAGCAATAATCCAAACTGCTCGTAATAGACGGTTCTCCGTCTTTTCGCGAGTGTATACACTCGATAGCCTTCATGGCCACCACGAATCAGTCTCGGGCAGGCTTCATCGAAATTTGAAATGAAGCCAACATCTCCAGAGCTCTGCGGTACCCTTAAGCGTAAGCTAGAGGGCACAACACGAACTAGGAGCGCAAACACTTTACGAAATGCCGAGTCGCAGGCGACACCGCAGCACCGCCTGGACGCATACAATCGTATTGCGTTTGCGAAACTGTAAACGCTCGAAATATCACGAAGTTCATCTTTGAGATAAACTGGTTTCACGTCTCGACCAAGATAAAAGTGAGCTCCACATGATTCACGAAAACCCGTAGAAAAGAAACTTTTCACGGGGTTAAAAGTGAACCCGTAGAACTCAGACATCTTGGAAAAGAGTGGAACGGCTGCCGTTGCTACAACGACATCATCCCCGTAGACACCAACCGGAAGGTTGATATCTAGATACTGGGTAACTGCTTTCGCAATAGCCCAGAAAATCAGGGATTCAAGTTGAAAGGTGAATCCGTTCCCCATTGAGGAGAACTTATTCCACCTTGTCCACTTGCCGTCAACTAGGCCGAAGTGAGATCGAAGTGTATCTAAAACCCTAAACCACGAATAAGGAAGTAATTCCCTCACCACAGCAAAGGAGATAGAATCTGACGCAGAGGAGAAATCAATGGTAGCGAGCAGCCCGGAATTACTCCCGGATTGGGCTAGTTTTTGATTAATCCCTTGGTCATGCAGATCGATACCCACACGAGAAAGCCGTTTTTCGATCATCTTGCCGACGGACTTCTGGAAGAATAAATTCAGTCCAGGCTCCACGGCAATAACTCGATCGATAGCGGCATTCTTCGGAACAGTGATAACTTTATTTCCGACTTGATAGTTCGGGTAGCTATCCGAATTTTCAAGGTGCTGCGCCCAATGCGGATAAACTGCAGAGAGCAGCTGCATAGGAAGTAAAGCTGATAAGTCGCGTGTTATCCCAGTCTCTAACTGGAACTTGGTCGGAGAACTGGCATCGCGCCTCTTTATCAGAGTCGATGCGCCAGGGCCCCAATCAGCCATCGAGAAGAACTCTTGAACATCAAATTCGCCCAACAGCCCAGCAATTTTCTGCTTGACTACTTCATGTAGCCAAACACTAGGTCCTTTGAAAAGAGGATCTAGAGCTAGATTGTTGAAGCGAATATTGGTCTCTCTGCAAGAAATTTCAAACTTCTGAAATTTCTCCATTGCACGCTTTTTCTTATCAAAGGGAAGCTTAAGCTTCTTATACTTTGAAAGCAAAAGACTGGCAGTGTATGCGGAGGCGAAATCACAGGGGCTTTGATAATCTAAAGCCCGGAACTCGAGCTCGGCGATTTGCTGATGTTCGTTATTAATGAACATCAACCAAACCGTAAGAGCGCGAGGGTGATTCAACGATTCAAGAAACTTCTTAATGACTCGGTGAGTAATTTCCCGAGGAACACGGTATTTCCTAGCTCCTTTAAGGAGGCTAGACCTATACTTCTTAGAAGACATAGGACGTCCCTTTACGAGTTATCGGCCCCTGTTAAAGGGTCGAAGCCGTGGTTTTAATACGGCGATTCGTACTGTTCAATCGCTACAATGAGTGGAGACGCAGTCTGAGCTGACGGGTCCGCATCGCTTGCATCAATGTAGCTTGCAAGCAAGCTACGAAGCAAGTTGAGGAAGACCTGCCGTTCAGTCAACGTCGAACGCTCATTGAAGATGAAATCGAACATGGCCATGGATTCGTATGCTTTCGTCGGCGCCGGCGTAATGCCGTTGTACGTCGAAGCATTGACGACTTCCATAGTCGGGACGACCAACTTCGACGATATCTTCGCAACCCGACTTGTTTTGCTCGGGCGGCGGATGGACATCGTGAAGTAAGGATAGGCCGCCGGAATTCCGGAAGACCTGTCTTCATACCGTGCAACACCAGGGGCAATATACCCACAGGCTGCGTATGTTTTGTCATTGGCAACGGTGGCCGACGTCGTCTTGGCGTGACCATCCAATGCCGTTGACAGGTAAACGCTATTAAACGCTCCCATTTGTACCTCTAAAGAGAATACTACGTTGGAACTCGGTTACTTGAGTGCATAAGAAATCTTACGCACCACGTCCCCGGAACACCCCTCGCAAAAGAGCGAGACCGTTAGCAGCATGAACTAAGGAGGCAGGGTTCTTTAATACAGGCGCTTCGAGACGCGGCCAGGAATTAACCTGACTACGGTCGAGACGGAGCTGAGTTATAGAACATCCACCACCTAAAGCCTGCTTATAAGCGGGATCACCGTTGTAAGAGATGCCGGAATACGAACTCGAGTAAAAATTCCCTGTTCTAGTAAATTGGGTTTTACATCCCTTCTTAAAGGTTAGACCTTGAAAAGCTGTTAACGATTCAAGATATGGACCAATAGGAAGGAACCAATCTACGACGAAGGAATAAGGCAATACTTCCCACATCAAGTTTATGGGATTTGTGAAGCCAGTCTGCGAAAGGAACGCAACGAGGCGATCGTCGACAGAAAAGTCCACAACGTACCTGCATGTAGATTTGGTCTCTTCAGACCAAGAACCACATTCAGGTGTCGAGGGATCATTCTGCAAACGGTTTAAGCCCCATTGATGCTTTCTTACAGTAGCAGACACGTTAAGGCGGCGAGTGATGTATTGCTGTCGCTGATAAAACATAGCGAGGCTATTCATCGCTTCGTGCACATCTTGGATGAGGGGCTTCCACCCGTACTGTAGAGCAAGCCAATTATCGGCAGTGCTCTGGCCAGTGCGGAGTGTCAGTTTCCCCCATTTAGGAGTGAGCCCGGAGCCAGTCCAAAGGATATTGATTGCTGACCGGAAGGCTCTCGCCTTCACAGCTTTAAGAGCCAAAGCGATGCGAGTTGCTGCATCACCAATGGTTCTAGCAGTGGGCCCGATTTGGGCCAGGTCCTGCATCAGGTTTGAATTGATAGCAGAACCCGAGTCGTCAATCAGTTTTCCAATGGCCTTCCTCTCCGCCTCCGCCAGGTGTAAACACCCAGACGGAGACGGGCCGGTGGAACTAGTCCCGACACGAGAAGCATAAGGCCCGTAGGCACCGGAGGTCCACATCGGAGAGTAGATTCTATCAAACTCTTCAAAGTAACCACCGTCTGCAACTTGCTTTATGTAAACGTGATGGGGATTAACAGGCAAATCGCGCAAAGCCATAGACCGGAAACCAGGGGTAACGACACCCGTCCATTCCCTACGATAGATTTCGGTAGTTACCGTATCTCTACGGAGAACTTCACCGTTACTAACATAGGTCATGAAATCGGTAGTGACGAGTACTTCTGGGTTCGGCCGAACAGCTTTACTCTTTTTGCTAGTTCCACTACCTCGAGGCACTTTACGTGATCTCGAGACGTATCGACGCGCTGAGCGTATCGATTGGCGAATACCATTCCCAGGAATTGAGAAGGACATTACTGCCCGACTATTCGAGGAACGCGACTTGCTCACAAAGGGCAAGGCCGCTTGAACGGTAACAGGTTTGACTCGGAAAGAGTATCGGTAGAGAAGAAGAGAGCATCGCCAACCGCGAACAGAGGAACCTACAGCAGACAAAACGATATTGACGGGACCCAGTTTTTCAACTGGGATAACCCCCGAACAATACCGGATCTGTCCTTGTGGGTCTCTGACGAGGATTCGGTAATACTCCCCTCTCTTGCCGATTCGATCCTGAACGAACCTGGATGCCGTGGATGCAGCATCTCTTAAAGCCTGAAGCTCTGGAGGAAGAGTCATAGACTACTTCGTTACCAAAGCGACAGGGTCCAAACCAAACAAAATCTGAATGCACTGGAGCGGTCGCCCCGGAGCAAGCAGAAGGAAGAAAACACAAACGATGAATGCGACAAGAACCAATCGCCAAAAGCTACCTTTCGTTTTAACAAAAAGCAGCCTAGGCGCGGTATCCTTGTCTTCATCCATCATGTGAATCTCCCAGTTATTGTTTGGCGGGCAACTATGCCCAATAAACCGTCCCGAGCCACCTACCTCTTCTGAAGTTTACGCAGAAGTTCCAAGAAACACTCGGCAATAAAAACAGCCCAGCGAAGCTGGATGGGACCAAAGGAGCAAGCAGAGAGAAGAAGTTTCTCTTTCTGCAGCTCACGAAGAATCTCATCGAGAACGCTGAAGATGTTTCTTTGCTTAATGATCTTTGGCATCTGCGGACTCCAAATAGAGTTAGTTACCTCAGAGAGAGGATCTTAGAGACAGCAGCGAGATGAACGAACAACCGATACAGCTCCTTACCACTCAATTTACTGAGTTCCCTGGGATTCTTGTTCGGATTACAACCCGCGCAAGGCCCCTCGAGATACCAGTAAATGGCGGAAAGAATTGCGTCGACATTGTCCCTCAAATCGTCAACTGATCTCATTATGATCCCCTCAAAAAGG